TTGCGCCACTATCGCAAATAAAAATTCTTCCCCATAAAGACAGAAGCGAATGGGAACTAGTCGCAAAATATAATATTGGAAAAAAGAAGGTATCTTAAATTATGCAATTGACCGTGCCACAGCCTCTTGGCTACTATAAAATGAGTGATACTGTTTTAGACCCTGTAGTTGCAACATCGGGCAGTGCATGTTTTGACTTACATGCACATCTACCTGATGGTGTTGAAGTTAAATGTTATACTTCACAAAATAACAAAATGGAACAAACTGTTGAGAATGGTGAACTTAGTATTCACCCAGGTACTCGTTATCTGATTCCAACAGGAATTATCTTTGACATTCCTCAACAGTGTAGTGTTCGATTACATGCACGTTCAGGTTTGTCATTGAAGCAAGGACTTGTTCTTGCAAACGCAGAAGGTGTAATTGATGAAGATTACGTTGACCCAGTTTTTGCGATGATTACTAATATCAGTGACGCACAAGTAACTATCAAAGATGGTGAACGTATTTGTCAAGCAGAACTAGTATATCAACCAAACTTCGCAATCATGCCTTTGCAAAATTCACCAGCACAAAAAACTGACCGAGATGGTGGTTTTGGGTCAACTGGTGTATAAATAAAGTTGTACGCCGTAAGGGTACACAATTAACAATCTTGCTTTTTATTTAAAAGGAGAAAAAAATGACAAGACTATTAGACCCGTTCTTTGCGGACGGTATCGGAACCCTGTTTGATGACATTACACGAATTCAACAAGGAACCAAAAAAGTAACATACCCACCCTATAACGTTAGTCGAACAGGCAATCAATACTTAATTGAAATGGCTGTTGCAGGCTTTAGTAAATCTGATATTGACGTTGAACTTGTTAAGAACACTCTTGAGGTATCTGGTCAAGCAGGTAATCCTCTTGAAGGTGCTGTTGAGAATGTTCAGTGGATTCATCGTGGAATTGCTAAACGAGGGTTCAATCATAAATTCAAAATCGCAGACAATGTAGAAGTCAAAAGTGCAGAACTTACTGACGGCATGCTTAGTATTCTGCTTGAGGAATTTGTTCCAGAAGAACAGAAACCTAAAAAGATTTCTTTGAATTAACATGATAATAGAAAGGGTGGTTGTTACTGCCCTTTCTTCACTTTAGCAAAAAGGGCAAAGCCAAATGAGTTTTGAATTCGATTTTACAAAAGAGCATCTTGGAGAAATCATCTCTGACAACCCAGACAACTGGTATGATGCATTATGCGAACTGTTACCCAAGTATGGTATTACAACAGAGCGCAGGGTAGCACACTTTCTTAGTCAGTGCGCCCATGAGAGTGGCGGTTTCAAACGCCTAGAAGAAAATCTCAACTATTCCTCAAAAGCATTGCGTTCAGTCTTTGGACGTTATTTTGGTAGTGCGCCAAAAGCAAGTGCAGATGAATATGCACGAAACCCAGAAATGATTGCGAACCGTGTTTACAATGATACATATCGTAAATACAAAATGGGCAACACACAAGAAGGTGATGGTTGGCGTTTTCGTGGTCGTGGTCTGAAACAACTTACTGGTCGTGATAACTATACACGGTTCGGTAAGTCTGTAGGTATGAGTGCAGAAGAAGCGGCAGAATATGTTGCAACTCCAGCAGGTGCTATTGAAAGTGCATGTTGGTTTTGGGACACAAACAAACTAAACGATATTGCAGATGGCGATGACGTTAAACGCATGACAAAGAAAATTAACGGTGGTTCGATTGGACTAGACGACCGCAAGAAGCGTTATACTAATGCATTGAAAGTGCTAGGTATGGACGCAGAAGACTTGGCGGCAGACGATGATGACATTCAGGACATCCTAGATGATATCGGCGTACTACGCAAAGGCGCTAAAGGTGACGGTGTGAAACTGATGCAAGAAGCATTGGGTGTCGGTGCTGATGGTGATTTTGGTCCAGGTACAGAACGTGCCTTGAAAGCATGGCAAGCCGCAAACGGTCTAACCGCAGATGGTATTGCTGGTCCTGCTACATTTGATAAACTATTTGATTAAGGAAATATTATGAGTGATAGAGTTGTATTACTACGCCTGACTACAGGTGAAGAACTTGTTGCGAAACAAGTAAAAGAAGGTGTCTATAGTAAGATTGCATGTTTGCTTCCGAACGGTAAAGGTGGAATTGCAATCATGCCTTGGATGCCATATGTTAAGGGTACACAAGAAGGTGATGGCGTATCTATTCGAAATGAGAATGTAGTATTCAAGGGTGAACCTGTAGACGAACTTCTGCAAGAATACAATTCTAATTTTGGTAGTGGTATTATCACTCCACCAAAGCAAGAACTTATCGTGTAGTATGATTCCTTTCTATATTATTAAACATGGTGAAACTATAAAAACAGAGGCAAGCATAGGGACTAACCTTATGCTTGCCCTCGGCATTGTTGGTGACTGTGGTGGCGAGAATATCTGTGGTACATGTCACGTTAAAGTACATCCCCAAATCGAAGAACCATCAGATGATGAGAGGTTTACCCTTGACATTGCAGACAATGTGGAGTATAATAGTCGCTTATCATGCCAAGTGCAGGTAGATGAAACACTTCGAAATAAGACTGTGAGAATTATAAATAATGAGATTTTATACTAACGTACAGGTAGTAGGCGACAATCTTCTTGTGAGAGAATATGATAGAGGTGAGCGTAAATCATATCGCTTACCATATCGACCAACGCTGTTCATACCTTCAAAGAAACCCACCAAACATACGACACTTGATGGCAAGTATGTCGCACCTATTCAACCTGGTGGTATTAGAGATACCCGTGAATGGGTTAAGCAATATAAAGATGTAGAGGGTTTCGATATCTACGGGTATCAGAACTACACATATTGTTATATCTCTGATGAATATCGTGGTACAATTGAATATGATAAATCTCGTCTTGTTATTGCAAACATTGATATTGAGGTTGGTTCTGAGAATGGTTTCCCAGACCCAGACAAAGCAGAAGAACCACTGACTGCAATTACATTCAAAGCAAAAGGTAAGTATCACGTTCTTGGTTGTGGTGACTTTGACCCAAGTGCATATGATAATGTTGAATATACTAAATGTAATGATGAATATGAAATGTGTCGTTTGTTCCTTGATTTGTGGGAAGCAGTTGCGCCAGATATTCTGACTGGTTGGAATGTTCAGTTCTTTGATATTCCTTATCTGTACAATCGCATATCTAAAGTCATGGGCGAGAAAGATGCTAAACGTCTTTCGCCTTGGCGCATTGTTGGTGAACGTAAAGTAACTCTAATGGGTCGTACTCTGTATACCTATGACTTGCCTGGTATCTCTGTACTTGATTATATCGAACTGTATAAGAAGTTCACATACACAAACCAAGAGAGTTATCGACTTGACTATATCGCCCATGTTGAATTGGGTGAACGTAAACTTGATTATTCTGAGGTCGAAACACTTCACCAACTATACAAAACAGACTTCCAAAAGTATATCGAATATAACATCAAAGACGTTGAACTTGTCGATAAACTTGAAGAAAAGATGAAACTGATTGACATGGTAATTGGTCTTGCGTATGACGCTAAGGTTAATATCAATGATGTGTTCTCTCAGGTTCGCATGTGGGATACACTAATCTTCAATCACTTGCGAGACATGCATATTGTTCTACCTGACAAGAAACAGGTTTCAAAGAACGAAAAGTATGCTGGTGCATATGTGAAAGACCCACAAGTAGGTCAGCATAAGTGGATGATGAGTTTTGACTTGAATTCACTATATCCGCACTTGATTATGCAATACAATATCTCGCCAGAAACACTCATTCAGAATGAACGAATGGATGTAAATGTCGATATGATATTGAACCAAGAAGCAGATTTGTCTCACTTAAAAGGTAAGACTATCTGTGCAAACGGTGCTATGTTTCGTACTGATGAGCAAGGTTTCTTGCCTGCGATGATGCAGAAAATGTACAATGACCGTAAGCGTTACAAGAAGATGATGATTGAAGCGCAAAACCAATTGCAGTCTGAAACTAATAAAGACAAACGTAGAGAACTTGAATACAAAATTTCGACATATAACAATACTCAGATGGCGAAGAAAATTCAGTTAAACTCTGCTTATGGTGCGATTGGTAACCAATACTTTAGACACTATGATTTGCGTATGGCAGAAGCAATTACTCTGTCAGGTCAAGTTAGTATTCGTTGGATTGAAAAATCAATTAACAAATATATGAACAAATTACTGGAGACAATTGATGAAGACTATGTGGTGGCGTCAGATACCGATTCGGTATACATCTGTTTTGACAGGTTGGTTAGTAAAGTCTTTGAAGACACAAGTGATACTGCGAAAATCATCGCCTTCCTTGATAAGGTGGCTACGAATAAGATTGAACCGTTTATTGACGGCAGTTATCAAACTCTTGCTACTTATGTAAATGCGTTTGAACAAAAGATGCAGATGGCAAGAGAAGCGATTGCCGACAAAGGTATCTGGACTGCAAAGAAGCGTTATATTCTAAATGTGTATGACATGGAAGGTGTTCGTTATTCTGAACCCAAACTCAAAATTATGGGCATTGAAGCAGTAAAATCTTCAACACCATCTGTATGTAGAGACAAGATTAAAGAGGTTCTTAAAATCATCATGCAGGGTACTGAGCATGATGTACAAGACTTTATTGCGGCATTTAAAGAAGAATTCAAGACACTTGGTCCTGAAGATGTTGCATTTCCTCGTGGGGTTAACGGGTTGACTAAATACAAGAGTAGTGTAAGTATTTTTATAAAGGGTACGCCTATTCATGTAAGAGGCGCACTTTCATATAATCATATGTTAAAAGAAAACAAACTGGCGAACAGATACCCAGTCGTGCAAGAAGGCGAGAAGATTAAATTCTGCTATATAAAGGAACCAAATCCTTCATTGCAGAATGTGGTCTCTTTTCCTTCTTCATTGCCTAAAGAACTTGGTCTACACAAGTATGTTGATTATGACTTGCAATTTAGCAAAGCATATGTCGAACCTCTACAGACCATTCTAACAGCAATCGGTTGGCATTCTGAGAGACCAGGTCTATCATTGGAGGACTTCTGGTAATGAAAAATATACCTCAAGAATATTTAGATAATTCGATTGATTTCGGTTTCAGCGCAGTAGATGAGAGTGAAGTTAAGAGAGTTGAAGCAGATGCGGAAACCGCAAATGCTGTTGCAGAAGCAGTATCAAGTACCAGCGAAGGTGTCAAAAGCCTTGAAGGTAAAATTGATATGTTGCTTGATGCAATCGCAGGTCAATCTACAGAGATTGAGCAAAGGAAGATTGAAGTTGAAGCAGAAGTAAAAGAGAAACTTAATGACGTTGAAAAACTGATTATGCCTCTTTTGGTTAAACTGCTGAAAACCGCAGACAAAGAATACATCAAGTGGGAAGATAGAGGTCCCGCAATCCAAGCGCAAATTGATAAACTGCTTGCGATAACAAGAGCATAGTTATGTCAGCCTTAGTATTTATTACCGCAATTGCTATTTCAGTTGTTGCGGCATATTATTCCATCATTGGTCTCATCACAATCTTTGCGGCGAGTGTAATACCCGTTGCAGTGATGGGTTCAGTGTTAGAGGTCGCTAAACTTGTAACTGCTACATGGTTGTATCGAAATTGGAAAGATGTTCACTTTCTGATGAAGACATATCTGACAACTGCGGTTGTTGTACTCATGCTGATTACCAGTATGGGTATTTTTGGTTTTCTAAGTAAAGCACATATCGAACAGACAGCAAAAGCAGAACAATCTGTTGCTGTTATTGAAAGACTAGATGAACAGATTGCGAGTAGTCAAACTCGTATTGAAGAACTTAAAGCACAAGCAAATGTAAACAATGAGCAACAAAACGCTCAACTTGTAAAGAATACGAAACAGATTGACGAAATTAATTTGCGATATGCTGAGTTAATTGATGAACAAAATGCATACATTTCAGAAGCAAATAGCGATTTGATTTTACTTGATAAGTATATTGCAGAGAATGATATTAGGAAACTTCAAGCACTAGTAGGAGCAAAAGTAGATGGGAACTTTGGGAGTGGTACTGGCAGACGGGTTGATGCGTTCAGGTCCGCGGCGCAAGAAGCATCCTCAGGAATTGTGTCAGAAGCCAGGAGTAGAATTAAAGAATTGCGTGACATGCAACTTTCTGAAGTTAGTACGCTTACGGAAGCGAACAGACGGTTGCAGGCTGAAATTGGTACAGTAGTTGTAGACACTGAACAGATTTCACAAATAGAAGCGCAAATACTAACATTGAATTCAGATAAGTTTGATTTAGAAACAGACTTTAGAAAACTTGAAGCAGAATTTGGTCCTATCAGATATATCTCAGAATTGATATATGATGATGCTGAAAGCAAACTTGATGATGCAGTCAGAGTAGTAATTTTAATGTTGATATTTGTGTTTGACCCACTAGCAGTATTATTGCTAATTGCGTCCAATCATGGGTATCAGAGAAAAGAAAGTACACCAGATGAACCTGTACACGATTTACCTATCAATAGTGATGATGACGTACCAGTTGAGACTAAGGTGGAAAAAGTCGAAGTCGAAAAAGAAAAAATAATTAAAGGTGCAGATGTTGAAGTTAAGTATAATAAAGAAACTGCTGAATTCAACTTTGTAGAGACTGAACCAGAGGGAGTTGTTTTTAGAGATGACGTTATTAGAGATGATAGACCCTACCCAGAATTGAGAGCAAAAAAGGAGCAGTGAGATGGAATACAAATACAACGTTAAGATTAAAAAGGTTATTGATGGTGATACTGTCGATGTCGATATTGACCTTGGTTTCGGCGTGTGGCTACATAAAGAGAGAGTGCGAATTATGGGAATTGACACTCCCGAATCCCGAACAAGAGATAAAGTTGAAAAACTCTTCGGACTTGCCTCTAAAACGAAACTTAAAGAACTATTACCTCTCAGTTCGATGCAGGTTCTAGTCGTTGAAGAGTATGACGCAAAAGGTAAGTTTGGTCGTATTCTAGGTGACTTTGAAATTGAAGATAAAAAAGTAACAGATATTCTAATCGAAGAAGGTCACGCAGTAGCATACTTCGGTGGCAACAAAGAAGAAATCACACTGAAGCACGAAGCAAATAGACAGAAGTTGTTGCGTGAAGGTGTCGTGACAAGCGATGAAGTAAATATTGCAATTAGAGAAATGGAGAAATAGAATGGCAAAGAAGAAAAAATCAGTTGGAAATAAAAAAGCAGGTGCAAGTGCAACCGCTGAGACAGAGCAAACCAAAACAAGTGTAGGTGCAAGCGCAGGCGTTGAAGCACATGCAGGTGAAGATACATCTACAACTAATGTTGTTGGTGAACAAGAAGCACACGTTGGCGCAGAAACCCATGTAGACGCAGGCGCATCTGCTGGTGTAACAGATGGCAATGCCTCAGCATCCGCAAGCGTTGAAGCAGGTGCGAGTGTAGAAGCAGGTGCATCTAATACTTCACAAGTCGGTGACGTAACTTCTACTACAGAAGCACATGCTGGTGCAGAGACACATGCATATGCAGGCGCAGAAGCGACAGTCGGTAAAGATGGTGCAGAAGCACATGCTGGCGCAATCGCAGGTGCTAGTGTTGGTGCAGGTGCATCTACTGGTGCTTATGACGATAGTGGTAATGGCGCACAAGTTGGTGCTGGTGTTAGCGTTGGCGCACAAGTTGGTGCTGAAGTAAGTGGCGGTGCTACTATGGATGATGGCGTTGCAACAGTCGGTATTGATGGCAAAGTCGCATTATTGGCAGGTGTTGATGTTGATGCAAGTGTTTCAGTAGATACAAAGCCAGCACAGAAAGCAGTTGAAAAAGGTGCAAATGAAGTAGCAAAGACTACAGAAAAAGTTGCAGATAAGGCTGTAGACGCAGGCAAGAAAGCAGGCGATGCAATCTCAAAACCATTTAAGAAAGTCAAATGGCGTGGTAAGTGGTGAGCGAACAGTGGCACGGCGGTAAAGGTTCTAAACCTAGACCTACAGACCCTAAAAAGTTTGCAGACAATTGGGATAAAATCTTCGGTGAGAAGAAGAAAAAGAAACCCAAAAACAATGAAAATAATACTTGACATTAGATGCATTTAGGTGTATACTGTCAAGTATATTAATCATTAATCTAAACAATGGAGTATAATATATGAGTGATTTTCTAACTGGTCTGGGTAAGACTATTGGTAATGAATTTGCAGGTATCGTAGAAGATGGTATTGTCGCAGGTGACGTTGACGGTTATATTGATACGGGTAGTTATGTACTAAATGCTCTTGTATCTGGTAGCATCTTCGGTGGTATTCCTAATAACAAAATTACTGCATTTGCAGGGGAAAGTGCCACAGGGAAAACCTTCTTCGTCTTAGGTGCAGTACAGCAATTTCTGAATGACCACCCAGATGGTGGTGTGATTTATTTTGAATCCGAAAGTGCTTTGACCAAGAGTATGATTAGTGAACGTGGTATTGATACAAAGCGTATCGCAATGGTACCCGTAGCAACTATCGAAGAGTTTGGTACTCAAGCAGTGAAGACACTTGATAAGTACCTTGAGCAACATGAGAGTGAACGTCAACCTATTTTGATTGTACTTGATAGTCTTGGTATGCTTTCAACAGTCAAAGAAATGACTGACACAGAAAGTGGTTCAGACAAACGTGATATGACACGGGCACCTAAAATTCGTGGTATCTTCCGTACACTCACATTGAAACTTGGTCGTGCAAAAGTACCTATGCTGATTACTAATCACACATATGCAGTTATTGGTTCGTATGTTCCAATGAAAGAAATGTCTGGTGGGTCTGGTCTGAAGTATGCGGCATCAAATATCTTGTTCTTGTCAAAGAAGAAAGAGAAAGATGGTAATGAGATTGTGGGTAACATCATTAAAGTTGCAAACCACAAGTCACGTTTGACTAAAGAAAACAAACTTGTTGAAGTTCTACTGACATATGATGAAGGTCTAAACCGCTATTATGGTCTACTTGAACTTGCTGAAGAAGCAGGCATCTTTAAGAAAGTATCGACACGTTATGAACTACCTGATGGTTCAAAGCAGTTTGGTAAATCAATCAATTCAAGCCCAGAGAAGTATTTCAC